AGCAAGAGTACTATGGGCACAGAGATGAAATGGGCGCACACAGTTTCAATCTAGCTCAGGATATGATTGATAAATTTGGTTTGGATACTCGGGCCATTAAAGAGTATTTGGACAGCCCTGTACCAAAAAGAGTACGTCCAAATGGCTGGGGCCGTTTTATGAAAGCATTTGAGTACAATCATGCTCATCCAAAAGTCCACCAAATGAAACATAAGATCATGACTCAATTGGAAAACGCATACCTTGGCAAACCATTTAAGACCACAAATCACTTGACATACTGATATATAAGTCATGTACAACAAACTAGTTCAAGACCCTCGAGAACGGGCCAATATAACATTCTCATCTCGTGTTTTAGATGGTATATTTACTGAAGAAGAAATTACTAAAATAGTAGACTATTGTAAATCCAAAGGCACTGAGCCCGGCAAAGTTATTTCTCAAAACGGCTTAGAAGAAGTGGCAGACGGCTACAGAAAATCCGATATTAAATTTCATACTTGCAATCAAGATACCAATTGGATTTTTCAAAGAGTATTTCAAGCAACTGAATTTATTAATGAAAATTATTACAACTTTAATTTAAATGGCTGTGATGCTTTTCAATATACCGAATACAACGGAAAAGAAAGCAAGAGCGATTATCATATAGATACGATATTAGACCCGGGTGAAAATTTTGGACAAACACGCAAACTAAGTTTATCAATTTGTCTGTCCAATCATAATAAAGATTATACAGGTGGTGATTTTCATATTGTTACTAATCCACAATACCCAATTGTGGTAGAACAACAATTGGGGCGAGGTATATTCTTTCCTAGTTTTGTAATGCATGGAGTTACTCCAATTTTATCAGGTTCCCGTAAAGCCTTGGTATTTTGGTTCACTGGGCCAAAATTTCAATAATTCTATTGACATACTGATAATTACACTGTATAATACTACTTAAACAGTTAATTAACGGAGCTAAAATGAGTCATTGCGCCAGCCACATTTGGGACTTGGAAAGTCATCCAAGTCGTTTGAACAAAGAAGCCATTATTGAAGTTATTGCCCAAGAAGGCAATGATGAATTCTTTGCGGGTTGCCGACTTGCATTAGATCCAATGATTACTTTTGGACTCAAACAAATACCGGAGAAAAAAGATGAAGATGGTGCTGGGTTACCTTGGGATAGTTTTAGTCTCGTTATTACTGGTTTCGTTAATCGTTCACTCACCGGTAACCTTGCAAGGGATACTGTTGCAAAAATGATGGCGTCTGCTACCAAGGCAGAATGGAATGGTTGGTATCGACGCATACTGATCAAAGACCTGCGCTGTGGTGTAAGTGAAAAAACAATTAACAAAGTTGTGGAGAAGAAGTATGCTGATTATGCTATTCCTGTTTTTGGTTGTCAGCTTGCTCATGATAGTGCAAATCATGAATCTAAAGTGGCAGGGAAGAAACTTATCGAAGTTAAACTGGATGGCGTTAGGGTTATCACTATTGTACGTGTTGACGGTCGTGTGGATATGTTTAGTCGCAATGGCAAAGAGCTTGCAAACTTTCCTCACATAGCAGAACAGATCAGCACAGTGGTCAAACAAAATCCTCCGCCATACGATCTAGTGTTGGACGGTGAGATTATGAGCAGCAGTTTCCAAGACCTAATGAAACAGGTGCACCGCAAAGACAATGTAGAAGCAGGAGATGCTGTGCTTAATTTGTTTGATGTGTTGCCCTTGGAAGATTTTGAAAAAGGCTTTTGGAATAAATCACAATCTGATCGCAGTGACATGGTGTATTACTGGCACAAGGCGCACAAAGATGTGTTGCCCAATGTTGCTGTTGTGGGTCATGAACTTGTTGACTTGGATACGGAACAAGGTAGCAACCGCTTTAAAGAAATCAATGCACAGGCAGTAGCAGGTGGTTACGAAGGCATTATGATCAAGGATCCAGAGGCTCAATATGAATGTAAAAGAAGTGTTGCTTGGCTCAAGCTCAAGCCGTTTATCGAAGTGTCTTTGGAGGTAACTGATGTCGAAGAAGGAACAGGAAGAAATATTGGACGGCTTGGAGCGATTGTATGCCAAGGAGTCGACGATGGAAAAACTATTCGAGTCAACGTTGGCAGTGGTTTTAGCGATAGTGATCGTGATAGTTATTGGGGTTCACGTGATTCCCTACTTGGTCAGATCGTGGAAGTGCGAGCAGACGCAGTCACACAAAACCAAGACGGATCGTTCAGCTTGCGGTTCCCCAGGTACCTTAGATTCAGAGGTTTCAAAGTAGGAGAAAAACTATGACAGCAATTAGTAGAGTGACAGCACAAAATGCTGAAATCTATAGACAGACTGAAATCAAAAAGTCAGACAAGCGGCATGAAGAACAGATTCAAGAAGAACGCAGAGTCAAACACAATCGAGAAATTGACGAACAAAAAAGAATTGAAATGAATCGACAAATGAATCGTGCAGGACAAAATGTGGATAGGATGGCATAATGACAAACCCGTTTAGAGATCAAGAAAAGTTCATGCGAGCTTGTGACCAAAGCGTAGACTCGTTCAACGAACTGCAATATGCCATGTATATCAAATTAATTGACGAAGAACATCAAGAATTGTTAGAAGCTACTTTGTCAGATGATCGTGTAGAACAATTGGATGCATTGATTGATATTTTGGTTGTTACTATCGGAGCAATCCATAGTGCAGGTATGGATGCTGAAGGTGCTTGGAAAGAAGTAATGAGTACAAACTTTGCTAAAATTGGAGAAGATGGTAAAGTGCGCAAGCGAGAAGATGGCAAGGTTTTAAAACCTGTGGGTTGGAAGCCGCCCGAATTGGCTAAATTTATTTAAAGGAAAACAACATGTTTGGAACAAATTATACAGGCGGTGGCGTACTGAGTTACCGCAGTGCTAGTGAAATCAATTCAGCAATGGGCCGTGTGTATGGTCACATGAGTCTTGCTGTTGTTGTGTCAATGTTTGTCAGTTACTTTGTGGGCTCTAGTCCAGAGTTGCTGGCGTTCTTTTTCACAGGTGTACTGAAGTGGATAGTGATTTTTGCACCCTTGGTAGCAATCTTTGGTATCAGCTATGTGTTGGGTAATAATCCCAGCAAAGGTGTAGCACAGTTATGCCTACATGGATTTGCGGCCTTGATGGGACTCAGCTTTGCCACAATCTTTGCTGTGTTCACCATGGGGTCGATTGTGAGTGCGTTTATGGGTGCCGCAATCTTGTTTGCAGTAATGAGTGGCTATGGCTACTTTACCAAACAAAGTCTTGACGGTCTTGGCAAGTTTATGTTTGTGGGTTTGATTGCCATCATTATTGCCAGCATTGTTAACATCTTTATTGGCAGCACAGTGATGCAAATGGTAATCAGTGCGTTGGCAATCATTATCTTCTTGGGACTCACTGCTTATGACACACAAAAGATACGTGAAGAAGTCAGTATGGATACAAGCGATGTTGTGGAAATTCGTGGTGCATTGACATTGTACATGGATTTCATCAACTTGTTCATTAATCTATTGCAGTTATTTGGCGATAGAAAGTAATGTGGAAAGTTAGGTATTATATGGTAGGAGGTACTTTGGTAACAAAGTACTTTCCTAACCTACATGAGGCAACACAGTTTGTGGTGTATAAAGCACCGTTAGACAGCGTACATTCAATGGATAGGATAGCAGATGGCACATCACACTAATTATTGGAGTTGTACTCCTTTTGCAGACTGGGTTCGCGGCACTAAGAAATTGGGTGCAGGCACAGCAGAAGAATGGGACAACTGGACCACAGCCGCACAGATGAAGCACAATTTTCGTTACTGGCTAGCTGAAGAGGGTCTAGGCTATGTCCAGGATTTTGTAACATGGCCCGTTAGAAAGATCTACGATGTTAAGTATTACATCAATAATCGCTGGGTTAGTCGTACTCACAGTCTTACCGCACATGCTCGTGATATCAAGCCTGGTGCTTGGTGTGATGTTGGCAATCGGTTCTTGCCATGCCTATTTAATGAGTTGGTTGATTTCGTCGAAGTTGAATCCGCTTGGTCGCACATCGCCTGGGGAGATAAAGAAGCTCGTGCTAAGTATGATCCTCCCTTTTGGGCTAGCGGTTGGTTCCGTTGGCGTACTTGGCGTTGTGCTCAAGCAGGTATCGATCATCTTGACTGGGCAATGACTCTGACTAATGAAGAATGGTTAGAGGAAGGTGAAAAACACAAAGCCGAACCGACCGGGCAAGCAATTCGTGCTCGGGAGATCAAAGAGCTTTACACATGGTGGACTGTTACGTATCGTAATCGCCCTGACCCGTATGAAGCAAGTGGGTGGACTGAGTATTGTGAAGCAAGCAGAATAGCCAATGGTGGCAAGTTAAGGTTTAGCAGTGAGAAGAGTCCTGAACTTGAAGCAATGAGTGACAAGTCTCATGCACTACTACAGGAAATAGAATCAGCATACGAAGCAGAAGACGAAGCCATGATGATTCGTCTTATCAAGGCTAGAGATAGCCTATGGACTTAAAACCAGTCAACCTCTATGTCAAACACATGGGCGAATCGAATATTCGCCATTTTGGCCTTGACAAAGCATTTCATGAAATATTTTCAACAAACGAAATAGAAGCCAAGTACTACTATCCAATTTTTTACAAAATTCTCGGAGCAGATAGTACACCTGCGATTCCAAAACTAATAATTAGCGATATTAAAAATGGTGTTTGTTTAATACTGGTGATGCATCCCATGGAAGGATTTGCATGGGGCGAATATGATATTTTTGTAGAAGAACTTTGTAGTTTACATGGATTGTCATTCAACAATTTTGTAGCGTTGACAGGTAATCCAGTTCCATCTGTCAAGTACAAATCTGTACATTATAACTATTGGGAATTTGCCAGCTTCAGCAACAATATTATAAAAGAACAGAATTTAGGAAAGAAGCATATTTTTAATGGTAAATGTAGACCTTATAAATTTATCTCGCTTAACAGAATATGCCACCCACATCGGTGGGCAACATTAACGGCGTTGTATCCATATAAAGATCAAGGATTGCTAAGTTTTGCAAACAAAGACTATCCTGGGTATACACCTCACAATAGATCATTTATCACATTCAACTGTGAATATGATTCTTATTCTAAAAAGTTTAATGATCTGCACTTACTAGAAGACGTTAAGTTAACGTTGCCAACACATTACGAAAGTCCATTCGACAAAGATTTACCTAAAGCAGTTATAATTGATGCATATACTGATAAATTTTATCACAGCTACTTGCACATAGTGTGCGAAACATTTGTCAGCCACATATTCTTTAGCGAAAAAACATACAAGCCAATAAAGTATTTTCAACCGTTTGTACTGATAAATGGCCAGTACAGTTTGCAATATCTTAGAGACATGGGGTATCGAACCTTTAGCGGATACATTGATGAGAGTTACGATCTTGAATCTGATAACGAACGTCGAATAGAGTTAGCAATACAGGCCAGTTTAGATTTTATGAACCGTGAAGATTTACACGAAGTGATGAAAGAAATGTATCCTATATTTGAACATAATCACAATGTCTTCATTGAAAGATGCAGGAATTTTCAAGATCGCTTGCACGGCGACATAAGTAAAATACTACATGCACAGGACAACGATGCCAATCAAAATTAAAAACATAAGCGAATTTAGAAAAACATTATGCGCTGTTCCATGGATGCATCTTGCATTCGAACCTAGTGGAAAAGTTATCCCATGCTGTTTGACCAGTACACACAACTACTTTGCTGGCGATTTAAATACGCAATCAATTGAAGAGATTTGGAACAGTGATAACATGAAGTCTGTTCGTAAGGATATGATTGAAGGCATTGAACCCAAAATATGCAATAAATGTTTTGACCAAGAACGTGTGACTGGTGAAAGCGGACGAGTGCATCATGCTAGAGATTTTCCAGATGTATTAAAAGAAATTCCAAAAATCACAGAGCCCGATGGCACTTGTACCACTATGGAGTTGAAATATTGGGATTTCCGTTTCAGTAATTTGTGTAATTTTAAATGCCGTAGTTGTGGTCCACGCTATAGTTCAACCTGGGTGCCGGATGCTAAAAAGCTAGGCTGGATAGATGAACAAGATAAAGTGTGGAATATTGCCAGTGTTGACGATTTAACAAATTTTGATTTCTTAAAGGAACAAGTTGATCATGTGGAAAAGATCTATTTTGCAGGTGGCGAACCACTAATGATGCCTGAGCATTGGCAAATTCTAGACATGTTAGTTGAACACAAACGATTTGATGTTCGTATTTCGTACAATACAAATGCTAGTACACTTACATACAGTGGGAAGAATGTATTGGATTATTGGCGACAATGGGAACCAGGCAAAATTGAAGTATGGCCCAGCATTGACGAAGTTGGAGAACGTGCTGAATTAATACGTGCTGGCACAGTATGGAGTAAAGTAGAAGCAAATCTCAAAGCCATGATGGAATTAGATAATATTATTGTACGACCTGGAATGACAATTGGTGCATGGAATGTGTGTAGGCTACCTGAAATAATCACTGAGTTAATTGAAATTGGAGTGATTAAATCTAAGAAAGAGTTTGGAATTAACCATGACAATTTCTTTATTAACATGCTGATGGATCCTAAACATTATCATGTGCGTATCTTACCAGACGATTTTAAACAACAAATTATTAAGAAACTAGAAAATTTTGTTGTTGAATTTAATGCCAAACATGATACTGATATATCTAGTAGACTTTCATACGTACTTCACGAACTAACAACTCCGTTTGACAGAGAATCTGCAAAAGAGTTTGTTGAAATTACTCGACAGTTGGATCGTATACGAGATGAAAATACATTTACTACGATTCCCGAAATGAATAAAGTAAAATCAGCAATGCTAGGGAACACAATGTAAATGGACAATAAAAATATATTTTTTGTTGATAACAAACTGAACTACTCCAAGCACACTGTTGAGTACTTGCACAGCAACGGATTAAACAGCTGGAAGGGTTGGTATTGTAGTGCAGGCTTGCGAACATTGTATATCGACTTTGATGGCAATGTTTTTCGTGGAACATGCGGAGAAGGTGGCTGGCTTGGCAATATCAATGTGGTATCAGGTTTGCAAGACAAAGCTCACGATTT